CGGTTCTCCCCTGGCTTTTCTCTCAATGTCAGTAACAGTCGCCAGTTTCTCGGCTGCCCTAAAAAGTTTTTCTAAAAATATACCTGGCTTTTTAGCTAACCTTTCAAAATCAATTTTACCTTCTTTATATTTTTTTATATATTCAATAATAACCGTCATCAAAGCGTCTCCTGCTGCACTTGCTCTTTTTGCAGCTTTTTGATTCATTTCCTCGACGGCTTTTACTGTAGCTATTATTCTTTTTTCATCTAAGTATCGTTCCCATGCACGTATGCGGTCAGTCCAACGATATCTGACCGAGAAAGAAACTATTGTCGGCAGCTTCTTGTTTATTAATTGTGCAGCTTTTGCCATTGTACGCTCACTGCCAAGGTCTCTATATTCTTTAAAAGAACCCCATGCCGGCCAGGATTCTCCGGGCTGGATTTCCCATTCCGGTTTAATAAGTTTAATTTTACATTCCGATGCTTTTTTTGACATATTAATCGAAATATGATTTATTGATATTTTTTCCGTTAAGCATTACGACACATTCTTTGTTTTTATCTTCACAATATTTGATGTATCTTTTTACAATAACGTCGCAAAACTTAGGTTCAAGTTCCATTCCGAAACAAATTCTGTCAAGTTCATCTGCGGCGATAAGAGTTGAGCCTGAACCAAGAAACATATCCAATACAATTTCATCCTTTTGCGAACTGTTGTTAATCGCACGAGCAGCCAGAGCCACAGGTTTTTGAGTAGGATGAATATAATTAACGTTGTGGTCCCGGTTTATTTCCCAGATATTAATTTCATTGTTTGGACCAAACCATCTGGCACCGTCCCCCATTCCATTAACAGCCCCCTTGCCGGCAAATATACAAGGTTCCGATTTTCGTTTATAATGTACCCAGCTTAATGTAGCAACTTGTTTAACCCATTGTATTGGTACTTTGTCATAAGGAATGTCATTGAGCTCGAGAGCATTGAGTAATTCTCTGTAATAAATAGAGGCATGCCAAATATAATAATGCGACCATTCACCTAACGATTGTTTCGCTAATTTTAAAAAATCAAAAAGGAAAAGCTGATAATCCGCATCACTCATCTTATCGTGCCAGCCTGAGCAATCAGTCCAGTTTTTACCGGTATCTGAACGCTTTAAATTAAATTCTGCATAATTAATATTATACGGCGGGTCGGTAAAAAGCAGGGATGCAGTTTTCCCCTCCATTAGTTTTATAATGTCGTTTTCTTTTGTGGAATCACCACAAAGCAGCCTGTGTCCGTTAAGTTCGTACAAATCTCCGGCTATGGTTTTGGGAACTTCCGGAGGTTCTTCCTGGAAATCATCTTCATCAACTTCATTTAATTCGACGTCGAGAGGCTCAATTGTCAAATTAAGAAGTTCGCTGAATTCATCGTCAGTGAATGGAATTGTTATTTTTAAATCTTCCTCTCCATATTCCAGGACTAATGAATTTAGAATCGCAGAAAGCTTATTATCGTCTGGCTTAAAATCAGTTTCGTTCGTTTCGATAGTAATTCTTTGTGCTTCGGATAAGGATATTTTTCCATGGTCATAAGCCAGGACAAAACTTTTTGCAAGAAGTGTGAGTTCATCGAGCCGGTGATTACCGTTGATAACTTCGTAGTAGCCGGTTTCAAGTTCTCTTACATGTATATTTTCTATCTGTCCCCTTTTCTTTAAATTATTTCTAAGTCTTTCACTTTGGAATTCATCATCCGTATTATAATTCCAATCGGCTTTGACTAACAATTCAATTGGAAATATTTTATAATTATTAAAAATATTCTTTTCAAAATCAGGCACTCCAATTGTGTCTAACATTCTTATTGGAATGGCTTTTATTTTTTTTCTAAGCGATTCTAACGTTGTCATTTCTTTTAAATTTCTTTTAAATTTCTTTTAAATTTCTTTTAAATTTCTTTTAAATCTTGTTTAAATCTTGTTTAAATCTTGTTTAAATCTTGTTTAAAAACAACGCAAATATCACAAATATTCAGGGTCATTTAACAAGTCATATCACTTGTCATATGACAAGTCATATTACATGTCATATCACTTATCATATGACTTAAAAAGTGAACTATCTAATCATCTAATTTTGTTGTAATAATTTTAATTAAGGATATCGAATGCCTGATTACAGCAAAAACATAGGCACTTTTGTAAAAAAATTCGCAGATGATTCTGTCGAAGAGCCGCGTGAACTTTATCGCTTTCAAATATCCGACGAAAGTATTAATGTAAATGCCTGGCAACTCCTGACTGCCGGCGGTGATTTTACCGAGTACCTTTCCAATCCTCTTGTTTACTGGGCGCACGATACGTACTGGTCATATCCGATTGGAAGATGTGAAAATTTATTTGTCGAAGGCGGGAAAATCTTTGCTGACATCTGGTTTCATGAGGAAGATGAGCGAAGTATAATCGTTAAAAAATTAGTTGATGTTGGCATTATAATATCATGTTCCATTGGAATATTCCCACAATTAAAACTTGAAGGCAATCCGCTTCCTACCAATCTTGTCAACAAAACTTATTCTTGGGATAATACTTATACAATAATTCAACAATGGATTCTTAAAGAAATTTCCATTACCAATATCGGAGCGAACAAGAGTGCCCGCCTCAAAAAGAAACTTACTGAAGCAACTAAACAAGGATTAATGTCAGAGCAGGACGCCATACTTTGCTTTAATGCTTTACCTGACGAGTCCATGCTCTATACAAATTTCAATCACGATGAAAAAGCTAAAAATATAATTCAAAATCAAAATGAAGAAAGTAAAATTAATGATTCTCTAAATAATCAAGAGGTTGACATGACTCTCGAAGTCGAGAATGCGACACTGAAGAAGGACCTCGAAGCCGTGCAGAAAAGAGAAGTTGAACTTACCGAAAAGTTCAAAGCCCTCGAAGTACAGCAGAAGGATTCGACTTCAAAATTTTCTGAGCTTGATGCAAAATTCAAAGCTCAGGAAGCGGAGCTTGCAAAGCTAAAAGACGATAATCAAAAACTCAATCACACAAATTATGTGAACGAGGAAAAGTCTTTCTGCGAGAAGCTCAAATCGGAAGGCAAGCTAATGCCAAAAGAAAATGAGAATGACGCTATTGTCAGCTTGCTTGTCGAGTTGCGTGAAAACAACGACTCGGCATACAGGAATTACCAGTCCATTCTCAATGCACGCGAGCCGGTTGTAAAATTCGGCGAGGAAATAGCCGTGAAAGATAAAGCAATTGTGCCATCAGCCACCGGCTTTACGATGGCGGATGCCGAAGGGACAGGTCCTCGTAAACTCGAGTTCCATGCTTTTGTAAAACAAGAGGCTGCAAAGAACAATCATACGTTCAAGCAGCAGCTTGACATTGAAAAAACCAAGCTGAATGGAGGTGCATAATGGCTGTTGATAGAATTGAAAACCTGCAGGGGTACAACCCTATATTAAGCGAGGCAGCACTTGCTTATTTAAATTCAGCGTTCATCGGGACAGAATTATTGCCTATCGTTTCAACGAAATCCAAAAAGTTCAAATACCGTGTTTGGCATAAGGATAAGTTTAAGTGGTATGAAACCGAAAGGGCATTAAGAGCAGAGGACAACAAAGTAATGCCAGGTGACTTTTCGTATGTAGAAGCCGAGCTCGACGAACATTCGATTTCCGAGATACTCGATTACAATGAAATTGACGCTGCTTTGGATTTTGATTTGAAAGAAGATGCAGTTGAGACTGTTATGGGTATCATCGAGTTGAGCAAGGAAAAGAAAATTGCCGATTTGGTTCAGACCGCCGGCAACTTTACAAATAAAGTTGCACTCACAACCACTGGCTGCTGGTCTGATACTACAAATTCAGACCCTGAAGCCAACATTACCACAGGTAAGGATGCTATATTTGCGGCTGTCGGTCAATTTCCAACAGTTGCAGCCATGGGAATAGATACATGGTCGCTTGTAAAAGCTCATCCAAAACTTAAAAATCTAATATTCGGAACAAATAATTGGGGTGTTATCACTGAAGAATTATTTGCAAAGCAGTTTGGATTTCAGAAAGTGGTGATTGGCGCCGGTTGGTATGACCTGGCAGGAACCGTTACAAAATTGTGGAATGATAATTTTATAATGGCGTGGGTTCCAGTTCTGGGAGCGGGCGAGACACAAAAAAGGCTATACATTCTCGCGTGAAAATTTCCCTGTTGTTGACGAACGTAATCCGGACAATGACCCGAAATTGACTGCGGTCAGATGCACTCAGCAATTCCTTTCCAAATTGACTTTGGAAACAGCCGGTTATTTAATCTCAAATACACAGGCATAACATGGAAAAGTCAAAATATAGGATTGTTGGGCCTGTATTTCAACATAATATTGGCGATATAATCGAATTGACTGAACATGAATATAACTCAATTCGGGAATATGTAAAGCCAATACCGAAAGTTGAAAAGCCAAAGCCGGCATTCGTGTCAAAACCTGTGCCGGTTGTTAAGCCAGGTAAATAAGAATTGATTTTGAAATAAAATTATTTATTAATTCATAAAAAAGGAATAAGTCATGGGTGTTATAAAGCCTGAACATGGAGGCAAAACCATTACTATAACCGATGCTCCAGCTCCTGTCGACAAGCAGCTATTTGTTGATGCTACAGGTGCAGCCGGTACTTCCGGTGATGATGTTGCCGGCATAAATATGCTCGACATTACAACTACTGGGAACGATATGACCGTTCAAATAAATGGAACGGCGCACGTAATCGCTGGAGCTGCATTGACTGAAAATGACCAGCTGCAATGCGGTACCGGCGGCAAGGCTGTACCTGTTATTGGTACGGGCAGGCGTGTGGCAGTTGCGCTTGAGACAGGTGCACTTAACGGTGTGGTGCTTGTCAAGATAATCTAATGCAGCAATTGCCTTTGTCGGTTTGCACAATCTATTCCGAAGATGATTCGGATAAGCTGAAGTATTGTGACGAGCCGCTGCCTGGTAATATCGAGCGGATAAAGTTGATGACACAGCCTTCGGGCGAATTCGGGATGAATTTGCCGGTTGTTAATTATCGAAATAAAAATTCGGTAAATGCTCTTTGGAAATACAAGACGAAACCGTTCGACACATTTTCGTTTTCCGATGCAAAAAATGCCTGCAAGTTGTTGGCATCGAGAGAATGGATTTTATACCTCGATGCCGACGATGTGATTCAGTGGATTGATTCTTTGAGCTTGGCAATGAATACGGATATGTTAATTGTACGGTTGTTTCTCATCGAGGTAACGACGATAAGCCTGAAATGGGTTGGCTCTGGGTAAATTCTCAAAGCCGGCTCTACCGGAATAAAAAGAATTTCAAATATATCTACCGTGTTCATGAGAATATTCTTCCTTCGATTCAGGCTGCCGGTTATAGTGGATTGTTCTCGGATATAATTATAAAGCACACCGGCTATAATGTATCCGACGACGATATGCTGAAAAAGATGTTGAGGAATTTGGATTATCTGTCTTACGATTTGCAGCATGATTACAAGGACAATCCTTATCTGAAACAAAAATTAAATAAAACTATTGAGGCAATTAAACAGTTAGGGTATTTTGATGGCATACAGCACAGCGAGCGATATAACAGCCAGGTATGATAACGAAATCATCAAAGATGTATCCGATAACAAAAGCACGGGTACCATCAATACTACTTTGCTGGATGTCCTGATTGCCGATGCTGACAGCCTGATAGATACTTACCTGCTCCAGGCATTCGATGTGCCGTTGACTACCGTTCCAACCATAATCAAGCTTTGCTCGGTTGACATTGCTCTCTATAAATTATACCGGAACAGGTATGACGATAAGATTCCAAAAGATATAATAAGCAGGTATGAAGAAGCAATAAAATTTCTCGAGCGGGCTGTAGAATTTGCCTTGAAAAAGGGAGTGAGCCTGCTTTCCGGTGTTTCGATTAAGAGCAATTTCACTCCGAAAGTACTAACATCAACGGTTGAACAGGTTTTTAGTCCGACTGTTATGGAGCAGTACTGATGTCGTTGGCTTTGCAATACGAACAGGAATTAGTTGATATTCTCCAGGCTCATTTGAACGATGTGCTTATCTCTGCTGAGTTGTTTGCCGGGAATGAGAAAGAAGAAGATGTTGCATTAAAAGCTGGCAAGAATGCGAAGGGAGCGATATTCGTAAGCTATGCAGGCAGGGAATATGGAAAG